GAACTGATGGTCAATTATCTATCGCTGGTATCCCTATCTTCAAGTCTACAGCAATCACTGCTGATAAGTTCTTAGTAGGAGACTGGTCAATGGGTGCTCAAATCATGCAACGTAACGGTATCTCTGTTCAATTCTTTGACCAAGATGGTAACAACGCTATCGAGAACATGATTACAGTTCGTGTTGAGGCAAGAATCGCATTCCCTATCTACTACGCTGGTGCGTTTGTTTATGGTGACTTCGGAAATGTTGCCTAGATTTTGGTAATATAACTTAATTTATATACCTTTGGGGGGAGTAGTTCAAAAGCTACTCCCCTTTTTTATGATAGGAATATATAAAATTACAAGTCCAAGTGGCAAGATTTACATTGGGCAAACTACCAATTTTACTAAGAGAAAGAATTACTACAAGAATGGTGCAAAGCCATATCAAGTAAGGATTCATAACTCATTAAAGAAGTATGGATATGATGCACATACTATTGAATTTATTGAAGAGTGTTTAGTAGAAAACCTTAACGAAAGAGAAAGGTATTGGCAAGACTTTTATGGTGTTATTGGTGATAATGGACTAAACTGTAGACTAACTGAAACTAAGGATAAGTCTGGGTTTATAAGTGAAGAATCTAAAGCTAAAATGTCTGAAGCAAGACAAAACAGAATTTTAACAGACAAAGAAAAACTTAGATTAAAGGGTTTATTTTTGGGTAGAAAGCATACGGAAGAAACAAAGAAATTAATGTCTGAAAAGGCAAAGTCATATAAAAAGAGCCCAGAGCACATGATTAAGATATTAGAAAATCTTAAAAAGATAGTTAGAAGGCCAAGAAGCGAAGCGACTAAAATAAAGCAAAGTCTTAACAGCGGCAAATCAAAAGTAGTATATCAATACACTATGAATGGAATGTTTATAGATGAGTACAGAAATGTGTCTGAAGCTCAAAGATGCTTAGGCATAAAAAACATTAGTTCTGCGGCCTTAGGCAAAATACCATCATCTGGTGGCTTCAAATGGAGGTATGACAAACTTTAGTTATTTTTGTAAAAATAATGGTATATGCAGATTATAAGGGATGTCACAACCACAATAGAGCCAGTTTCAGAACCAATAACATTGTCTGAAGCTAAGAACTATCTAAAGGTTGACTTTGATGATGATAACGACTTAATTAGCTCTTTGATAACTTCTGCAAGGGTTAGATTAGAGAAATATGCTGGTGTGGCTATGACAGCTCGTACTTTACAAGTTGTAGCTTATGTGGATGAGTTTATTGAACTACCATACGCACCACTTAATAATATCACTAAGGTTGAATACTGGAATAACGATAGCTGGATAGAAATGACAGTACCTCAGTACAATGTATTAGGTATTACATACAAGAAGATATACATGAACTCTTTTAGCCACATGGAGTTTAGATTTACTTATACTTGTGGTTACACTACGACTCCTCCAGTTATGAAAACAGCCTTGTATAAGATACTTGCTGATTTATACGATTACAGAGAATCTTCTGTAGAGGATAGCAAACCAAATGCTAACATAGCATCTGCATACGAACTAATGAAGCCTTATAAACGAGTAAGCATAATATTATAATGATAAGTAGACTTAAAAATAGGATTACTTTCCAATCTAAGGTTTCAGAATCTGACGGTGCTGGTGGTCAAGTCTTAACTGATGTTGACTATTATACTTGTTGGGCTGAGATATTTAGGGAGAATCAAAACAAGACAAACATAGCTGGTAAGGATTCTATATCAGATAACATTGTTTTTAGGATAAGAGATGCCAATAGTATCTCTATTTCTAACGACCTTACTATTTTGTATGATAGCAATATCTACTTGATTAGCAGCGTAATAGATGAGTTTGACGGACACAACTTTTTGAGAATCACTTGTTCTACCTTAAAGAGAGTTGGTACTTGGGATAGTATTACTGCTTTCTGGGAAAATATTAGTACAACCTGGGAAACTACTTAATGTCATTTACTATAAATAAAAGCAAAAGTGTTACTAGCTTATCCAAAAGGCTAAAGGAAGCACCATACTTAGTTACTCAGCAAGTACAAAAGATAATAAATGAATCTGTAATTGCTATAGAAAATAATGCAAGAGCAAGGGCACCATTAGGTAAAACTGGTCAATTAAAGGCATCTATCTATAGTATGCCATATAATATGAATGTAGGAGCAAAGGTTGGTTCTAAAGGACACATGGAAAGGAGAGCAAATTATTCTCCTTTTGTAGAGTTTGGTACTGGTAATGAATTTCAAATTCCAGTGTATAGAAACCTAAGTATGAACAAACTTGAGGCCTATGCATTAACTTTTAAACGGAGTAATGGAAATTTAGTAAATTTGCCCCATAGACCATTCTTATTTAACTCGGCTTCAGAAGAACTATATAAAATGGTTACTAAAATTAAAAAAATTAAAATATAATGGCTACTCTTCAAGGTAAAGCGGTAAAAAATACATATAGACAAGTATTACAGATTGGTGCTAATAATGTTGGAGTAAGTGGTACTTTACAGCCAGTTCAAGATGGTGCTGGGGTAAACACTGCTTTATCTCTTTCTACTTTAGCTGCAACTGTTAATGGTGATTTAACTATTACTGGCGACTTGATTATTACTGGTGGTGGAATACAGATTAAAGACCTTATCGATGATACCGTAGCAGCATTGATTCAAAATGGTACTGGAATTACATGGACTTATAATGATGGTGCTGCAACCTTAACTGGTAACTTTACTGGAACTACAAGCGTTGTACCAGAAGGTAGCAATTTATACTATACTCAAGGTAGATTTGATTCAGCTTTCGCTGCTAAGAGCACAACAAACTTGGCAGAAGGAACGAATCTTTATTTTACAGAAGCAAGAGGTAACGCAAACTTTGCTACTAACCTTGCTGCAAGTGATACAAATGATTTAGCAGAAGGTTCTACTAATCTTTATTACACTAACGCAAGAGCAAGAACTGCTTTAAGCGTGACTGCTGGAACTGGTCTTTCTTACGATAACACAACTGGAGTATTTAACTTAGCTGCTATTCCTAATGCAAGTTTGACTAATAGCTCAATAACTATTAATGGTCAAGCGGTATCATTAGGCGGTACAGTTACTTTAACTACAACAAACATTGCAGAAGGAACTAACTTATATTGGACAGACGCAAGATTTGATTCAAGATTTGGTACTAAGACTACAACTAACTTAGCAGAGGGTACAAACCTTTACTACACTCAAGCAAGATTTGATACAGCCTTTGCTGCAAAGACTACAACAGATTTAGCAGAAGGCACAAACTTATATTACACAGATGCTCGTGCAAGACTTGCATTGGCTTCATCTGCGACTGGTTTAACTTACGCTAACAATAGTGGTGTATTCAGCTTAACTGCTGGTTATGCGATTCCTACTACGGTTAAATTAGGTCAATACGATATAGCTTACAATCGTTCTATCGTATCTGCTGCAGTAACTGGTACATCAACAAAGACTTTAAGCCTAACCCAACAAGATGCTAACGTAATAACAGCAACTTGGACTGACCAAGGTATAACAACAATAAACGGAACTGCAAATCAAATTGCAGCTACAACTGTAGGTAACACTACAACTCTTGCATTTACGAATGATGTTACAATGCCTAACAACTTAGTTGTAAGTGGTAACTTAACTATCAATGGTACTGCAACTTATGTAAACACAGAATCAATATCTTCTAAAGACCCATTGTTTGAAGTAGCTAATACTAACAATACAACAGATGCGGTTGACATTGGATATTATGGTAGATACTATGATGCTATTCAAGAAAGAGTAGAGTTTACTGGATTATTTAGAGACGCTTCTGATGCTGGTAAGTTTAAGATATTTAGTGGTTTAGTAGATGAACCTACTAACGTAGTTAACACTACTGGAACTGGTTATACAGTTGCAACTTTAGTTGCTAACGTAGATGGTAACTTAAATGGTACAGCAAACGCTGCAAACATCTTATCTACTGCAAGAACAATAGCTGCAAGTGGAGATGCTGCTTGGTCAGTTAGCTTCGATGGCTCTGCAAATGTAACATCTGCATTAACGTTGGCTAATACTGGAGTTACTGCAACAACTTACGGAACTTCTACTGCTGTGCCTACAATCGCTGTAGATAGCAAGGGTAGAATTACAAGTGCATCAAATACAAACATTACTTTCCCAGTTACAACGGTTAACGGATTTGCTGGAACTGTTGTTTTAACAACATCAGATGTCGCTGAGGGAACCAATCAATACTTTACTACAGCAAGAGCACAAGCATCTATTACTGGTGCTGCATCAAGCGTAGTAACTGCTAACTTAACTGCTTCAAGAGCATTGGTTTCTGATGGTAGTGGTAAGATTGCAGCAAGTGCGACTACAACAACTACGGAGATAGGTTATTTAGCTGGTGTTACAAGTGCTATACAGACTCAGCTTAATGGTAAGTTAAATTTAACTGGTGGCACTTTGACTGGCGGATTAATCGGAACTACTGGTAGCTTCTCAAGTGGTGGTAGTGGAGATACTTTCACTATTGGCCATACAAGCGGAAGTGGTATAGCCTTAAACATCACTAAGAATGGTAACGGAGAAGGATTATATATAAACAAAGCAAGTGGTAGTGGAAACGCTGCTACAATTATAGGTACTTTAAACGCAACTACTTTAGTTAAGAGTGGTGGTACAGCATCTCAGTTTTTAAAGGCAGATGGTAGTGTTGACTCTAATGCTTACCTACCTTTAAGTGGTGGTACGCTTACTGGTGCTTTAAGTGGTACAAGTGCTACATTATCAAGTAGTATAACCGTAAGTAGCACTGCTTTTATAAATTCTCCATTAAATAATACAGTAATTACAACAACTGATGCAACTAATATTACAAATGGCTTTAACTTATTAGGTTCATCTTCTTATTGGGGTATTAGAACTGCAACGAGTGGTGATTTTAAATTAGACGTATTTGGTGGAGGTGCTCCTAAAAATGCTTTAACTATTGCTCAATCAAGTGGTGCTGCTACATTCTCAAGTATAATTGGTGTAAATGGTGCTACCGAAGCTGGTTGGTCAGTTAAGTCAAATGGTAATTTAAAGGTAGAAGGCGGTAGTGGAACAACTATATTACAAATTAATGATACTGCAACTGGTGGTAAAACTTGGTCACAAATTAGTGCTGGTGCTGGTAACGTACACTCAGTCCCTAATGGTACTTTCTATTTAAGAAATTCAAGTGATGGTATTAATGCATTATCAGTATCAAGCGGTGGTAACGTTGGAATCGGAGTTACTCCTGCAGCTTGGGCAGCTCCTACTGCTGGTAAAGTTATTCAATTAGGGAATACTGCATCAATATTTAGCTATAATAATCTTACAACAGATTTAGCATCTAATATTTATTTTAATGGTTCAGATTATTTGTATTTACAAACTGGTGCTGCAAGTTTATACAGACAACAATCTGGAGAACACAGTTGGTTCACTGTTGGCTCTGGAACTGGAGGCACAAGTGCAGGTATTACCGAACGAATGAGAATCGCCTCAGACGGTACTAAATATTTTGGTAATCCTACTGGAAGTAGATTCCAAATGAATGCTTCTGGTGAAAACTTATATCAATATACTAATAGCTATTACATATATGGATTATACAATGATTCAAACAACTTAGCAATAGAATCATTGTTTTCTGGTGAAATAAGATTTAAAACTGCAGCACAAGGCACATCTTCATCTCCTACTACTGGTACCACAAGATTAAGCATTGGCTCATCTGGTCTTATTACAATATCTTCATTAATTAGTACATATACAACGCTTAATGTAGCTAATATGTGGGTTAATCCTGCTGATGGTTCTGTATCTCGTTCAACAGCTTCTTCTCAAAGATTTAAGGAAAATATTAAAGATTGGAATGGTAATGGATTAAATACAATTTTAGCATTAAAGCCTAAGACATTTACTTATAAAGCTGATTATTACAAAAATCCAGAATTAGAAATGTTAGGACTTATTGCAGAAGAAGTTGCAGAAGTTTCTCCATTCTTAGCAGAGTTTGAAAATGAAGATAGAACTGGTCAAGTAGAAAACGTAAGATACGCTACAATAGTAGTTCCTTTAATTAAAGCTATTCAAGAACAACAAGCTCAAATAGAAGAATTAAAAGCATTGATTGCAGCTAAATAATTTTACCTAAATTTGTAAAAATACCAACTATGAAAAAGATTGAATTAAACGAAGAGCATTTGAAGTCATTAGAGGCGTTTATAAACACTATTCCTACAGCCTATGGATTACCATTGCTGAAGTTCTTTGGTGAGCTAAATGAGGCTCAAAATGGCCAACAAACGGATTCTAAAGAAGTAGAGGTAGAAGGATAATGAAAGACTGCGGATATGCTATACGAAAGGCTTATTTCGACAAGATAAATGCTAACAACTACGAGTTATCGGTATATGATACCATAGCTCCAGATGGTTCAGAGCCTCCATTCTTGCTAATAAGCTCACAGACATCAGTAGAGAATAGCGACAAAACAAGCTATAACTTTGATGTTAGCATACAGTTTGACATAGTGTATAGGACATTTAAGTCTGGTGAAGTAGGTCAAAAAGCCGTAGACCAATGGGCTAATGACTTATTGGAAATCATAGGAGTAGCTCCTGCAGATTACCCAAATGCTTCTCCAGATTTCAACATAGTTACAAGGAATATGGTATCAAACCAAGCTACTTTTGACTATGTAGAAGAAACATATATTTTTAGAAGAGTTATAGTGGTAGACCACTTTGTAACTCAAACTTTATAATATGTACTTATATAAGATACTGAACAAGAATACTGGGAAGGCTTATATCGGACAAACAATAAATAAGCCAGAGGTAAGGTTTGGTTACCATACTCAAAGGCTAAAGAAAGGTACTCACGACAACGAGTACCTTCAGCGTTCTTTTAATAAACATGGCATAGATTCCTTTATGTTCTATACCATCTTAAAAACTGATGACTTAGAAAGTCTTAATCTTTACGAAGAGCAGTTCATTAAGATTCTAAGAGCAACAGATAGGAACTTCGGATATAACATTAGACCAGGTGGTGCTAATAGTAAATTATCAGAAGAGCATAAAAGAAAGATAGGATTAGCAAGTATAGGCAGAAGACAGACAGAAGCAAATAAAAAAGCACTATCTGAAAGAAGCAAAGGGAATACTTGGGGAAGATTGACAAAAGGCAAGATTGTAAATGATGACTCTAAAAAGAAGATGTCAGAATCTGCAAAACTAAGAGGGAATGACAACCTTAAAAAGCCATGTATCGTTTATACGGATAATGGTACATTTGTGGGAGAATTTGAGAGTAGATTAGAGGCAAGTGTGAAGATGGGAATAAGTTATGGTCACTTTAAAAGACTAAGAAGAACAAATAAGATTATAATTAAATAATAAATAGGATTTTAAACATATAAAAAAAACATAATATGGCAACCACAGGAATTTTTAATGGCACTTTACTTGTAGTAAAGATAGGTGGTGTAGCAGTTGCTCACTCAACCTCTTGCTCTTTATCAGTATCAACAGACTTACCAGATTCTACTACAAAAGATAGTGGAGGATGGGCTCAACAACTTCAAGGACTTCGTTCTTGGTCAGTATCAACAGATGGCTTAGCGGTTATCGAATCTGCTGCTGCTGGTGTAAACGTAGAAGATTTATTTTCTTCTGTAAGTTCAAGAACTGATGTAACTTTGACTTTCTCTACTTTCGTAAGTGGTGACAAGATTTGGACTGGAACTGCAGCGGTTGAGTCTTTAGACTTTACTGGTGACATGGAATCTCCAGCTACTTTCTCTGCATCATTCACTGGAACTGGAGCATTAGTGATGACTACCAACGCATAAACTAAAAACCAAATATATGAGAGGACAATTTAACCTA